AAACCTATTGACACTATAAGTTAAACTATGATACTATTACTACATAACTATAATAAAAAAAGAACTATAGTTAAACTATAAGTGTTACAGGCACAGTTTGGTAAAGCTCCTCCCATGTGTCTCCTCTCTCCCTACCATATTTGTACCTGTAACACTTTTTTTCCTTGATAGGTTAAATATGTGTTGACAATGAAGAATAAAAGAGTACAACTATGTGAAAGTGAAAGTGTTTTAGAAGATTTCTACAATGCTTTAGCATCTAATAACTCGTATGCTATGAAGAAAGTACACATACCCAAGTCAGATGTGTTCTATGTACGAGAAGCCATCTACAATGGCACAGGTGAGTGGTATACTCTGGATCATGTAGAGAGAGCTATGTACTTAGAAGGGCATCTAGGCAGACATGAAGTCCTAGACCCTGACAGAAAGAGGAAGTACGCAGATGGACCCTAGTGTAACAGAAGGTGATCTACAGGCTGGCATACAATTTATCTATCATATGCGTGAGCACATAGTAGATATAGGAGCAGCTACAGCATATGCACTAGTAGTTTACATAGCGTACCTTTGGCTAAAGAGAAAGTTTAGTACTTAGATGGATAACTTAAAACTACCAGTAGCCCTTGTAGCTGCAATGGGTGCACAACTCGCAGGAGGGGTATGGTGGGTATCACAACAAGCATCAACCATATCGAGCCTAGAAGAAACAGTATCTCAACTAGGATCACGTATGGCTATAGAAGATAATGTTAATCTGAAGCGTGACGTTAAAGAGAATATGGATTATATAGACAGTGCGTTTGCTGAAGTAGAAGAACTGTGGGAAGAACTAGACAGTTTAACTAATACGATAGGTAAGATAACAGCCTTACAACAACGTATGGCTTTAATGGAAAACAGTTTGCAGTTTATGAACCGTGACCACATGGATATGTTGGACCCAAGGAAATAATATGGCAACAACTAAAGATGTAGAGCGACTGCCTAGTGGTAAGTTAAAGTATCGTGGAGAAACATACCCTGGGTACAACAAACCTAAGAAGACTCCAGGTGCAGCTAAGAAGTCAGCAGTGTTAGCCAAGAAGGATGACCAAGTAAAGGTAGTTCGTTTCGGTGATCCTGATATGAGTATAAAGAAAGATCAACCAGGAAGACGTAAGAGCTTTCGAGCTAGACACAACTGTGATACAGCAAAGGATAAGTTTACGGCTAGGTACTGGTCCTGTAAGGCATGGTAGTTAAAGCAGTAAGGAAAAACAATGGCTCTAACAAGAAGCAGTAAAACAAAAGTAAAGAAAGTTATACGTGGCTTAAACAAAGCGTCTAAGTTACATGCAGGACAAGCAAAGACTTTAAAAGGTATAGTTGGTAATGGCAAAGCAAAAAGACCCAAAAGTAGGAACAGGTAAAAAACCTAAAGGGTCTGGACGTAGACTATACACGGATGAGAATCCAAAAGATACGGTGTCGATTAAGTTTGCTACGATGGCTGATGCAAAAGCTACAGTAGCTAAAGTTAAGAGATTGAAGAAGCCCTACGCAAGAAAGATTCAGATATTGACAGTAGCTGAACAACGTGCTAAAGTTATGGGGAAGACAGCAATAGCTAATGTCTTCAAACAAGCTAAAGCAGACTTGCGGAGGAAACACAACAAAGATGGCGTATCTACAAAGTAATATACCGTACTTCAAAGCGTGGGTACGCAGAGAGTACACAAAGAATATGCAGGAATATCATGGTGAGTTCTTGCATTGTATGGTTGTAGCAGTTACAACTATGCCAAACAGGACACTAAGCTTTCAAGTAATATTCACTGGCTTTGAGTCTGACGAAGAAGATAGCCCTAACGTGCATGGTGGAGCAATGTGGGCTAGAATGCCGCTAACTGCGCTCGTTGCAGATACCCCTTTTGAGGAGTGGCCCCAAGAACTACCACCTTACTTAGCGCAGCCGTGGGATTGCATGTCGCATGAACACTCCGTATACGTAATAGACAGGGCAAGCCCTGCTCCGTGGATAGCTAAGATAGACAATGAGTTTTATCCTGCCAAGTATTACTTCACTGTAGACTACACAAACAGTGAGGTAGCAGATGACCCAGCGCAGCACAAACAGTCACACGTGCTTGAGTTGTTAGATGCAGGTGAGTACACTGGTAACATGGTTGCGTTGCCCAATAATAGAGTGAGAGTAACTCACCCTGCGTGGTTTGAAGCTGGCGAAGGTGCACCTGATTTTAAGCCTAACCAAAACATATTTCACTCTAAGCAAGACGTAGAGTACGTTTGGGATACGCAACGAGTGTTTAACAATTTATACAGCGAAGGATAATTATTATGCGTATGAAAAAGAAAGGCATGGCTAAAGGTGGTAAAACATCTATGAAGAAAAAAGGCATGGCAAAAGGCGGCAAGATGGCTATGAAGAAAAAGGGTATGGCTAAAGGTGGCAAAATGCCCATGAAGAAAAAAGGTTATGCAGCAGGTGGTAAGATGCCTGGTATGACTTTAGCTGGTCTTCGTGCAGGAGCAAAAGCCAAAGGTTACAAGCTGATTAAAGGCTAGTCTTTGATAGGAGCTATGAGAATGAAAACTAAAACTAAAATGCAGATGGGTGGTTCGGTAGTTAATCCAATACAACCTGTCTATAATACTACTCAAGCAGATCAACAGAGACAACGTAACATGATGGAAATGCGACAAAGTAAACCTAAGAAAGATCCAAAAGCTATGGGTACAGCCCCAGCTATGGGTATGTCTGAAGGTGGTAAACTAAAAGATGTGCCAGAAGGTAACAAAGGTAAAGGTTTATCTAACTTACCTACAGCGGTACGAAATCAAATAGGCTTCAAGAATAGAGGCGGTATGATCAACAACGGTAAATCAGACTACAGAAAGTCTGGAATGTTTTACAAAGGAGACAAATAGATGGCAACGACTACACTAACACAGGGCATAGAAGCCTATGAGCAACCTGTAAGTTTATTAGATGGTATAGACGTAACAGGCACTGGTGCATTCAGTGGTGCTGTTACTTTACTTAAACCAATCAGTAGTATTACTGATGCAACACAGACAGTAACAGCAGCAGAATCAGGTACAGTATTTTCACTGAATCGTGCTGGTGGTATTGTTGTAACTCTACCTGCTGCTGCAGTTGGACTTAACTACAAGTTTCATATTGGTACAACAGGTACAGGAACACTAACAATCAATGCAGCTACTAGTGCAGACACATTACAAGGCATGGTTATAATCATCGACAAAGATGAAGTAGGTGGCCTAGCTGCACTAAATGAAGACATTGACACGTTAGCTTTTTGTTGTCCTGCTGCTGCTGATCATCAGTTAGTTATGGATGGAGATACTAAAGGACGTTTTGTTGGCGGCATGATAGAGTACACCTGTCTTTCTGCTTCTAAGTGGGTTGTAACTGGACATCTGTTCGGTGACGGTGCTGCTGCAACTCCTTTCACATAGGTTAGGATACAACTATGGTTGAAATGAATGCAGCTTTAGTTGGTGAAAACTTAGGGTGGTCTGTAGAAACTGCAGTCACCCTGGGTAACACTAACACAACACACGTAGTTTGCACTGATGCCAAGATGGTTATTATTGAAACTAGTCATACTCTAGACGTTAACTTTGGCGCTGCTGAAGCTGATGTCACAGATAATGACATAGAGTTACCTGCAGGTGTACATACTTTTGTTGTACCTAAAGCTGTAGGCAATGCTACAATTTTAAACTACAGACGTGCCAGTGGCTCAAGCACTGTTGTGCGTGTAGTTCTAACATAACGGTTATGCAATAATGTCTATTTAATTTTGTCCACATATGTGTAAAACTATCCTTAGTACACAACTAGTATAAGAAAGGATAGTTTATGTGGACAAGATTATTAGATATGCTCAAGAGGGCGAACAGCAAAATAACAGAACATCAAAAGCGAAGAGTTGCTTACTGGCATTTGATAGGTATGACAGACAATCAGCTAAGAGATATAGGAATAAGCCGTGGCGACATCATCAAAAAAGTCAACCGTTAATAAGGCAGGTAATTATACTAAGCCTAGTATGCGTAAGCGTCTGTTTTCTACCATTAAATCTAGCAGCAAAGGTGGAAAGCCTGGACAGTGGAGCGCGAGGAAAGCACAGATGCTTGCAAAACAATACAAAGCAAAAGGTGGAGGATACAAATGAGAAGGTATTTTAGAAGGTTACTTAGAGCTATTGTAAACTTTAAATGTTTATGTAATGGCAAGTGTGGATGTGATTGCAAGGCTTGATATGGCTTTAAAGAAATCACAGAAAAGCTTAAAGTCGTGGACAAAACAGAAGTGGCGTACTAAGAGTGGGAAGCCTAGCGCTAAAACTGGTGAGCGTTATTTACCTAGTTCGGCTATTAAGTCTCTTAGCTCTGCTGAGTATGCCGCTACATCCAGAGCAAAACGAAAAGGCACTAAGGCAGGTAAGCAGCATGTGGCTCAACCTAAGAAAATCGCAGCCAAAACCAGATCCCACAGAAAAGTAAAGTAGTAAATGTGGCATCTTATAAATGGTGCGTGGACAATAGCTGGCTTTGTACTAATGTACTTGGACAGAAGAAAAAGAAAAAGAGCAGAGAAAAATGGCAAGAGAACTAAACGAAAAGCAGACTAGGTTTCTTGAGGTGCTGTTTGAAGAAGCAGGTGGTGACGCTGTTACAGCTAAGAAGATGGCTGGATACAGCGCCAACACACCTACAACGTCTATTGTTGAGGCACTGAAAGATGAGATATTCGATGCTACTAAAACGTACATGTCAAGGATTGGACCCAAGGCTGCTGTTGCTTATGGCAGGGCTTTAGATGATCCTACCCAGCTAGGAATAAAAGAAACACTAATGGCTGCAGGACAGATACTTGATCGTGCAGGTGTAGTTAAAACAGAGAAGTTGTCAGTTGAGTCTACAGGAGGTTTGTTTATACTACCACCTAAAGATAGTTCTAATGCAGAATCTGACGAGTGAAAGACCGTTACAGTATGAATACTGGACACTGCCTAAAGTACCATTTAAAGTAAAACTGTGGCAGAGAATACCAAAGATAACTAAGATAGTTCCTTTCGGATACGAGGTAGACCCACAGGATGAGGAGTGGTTAGTTCCCATCCCTGAACAACTAGAACTATTAGAGCTTGCAAAGAAACACGTAAAGCAGTATAGTTTAAGACAAGTAGCTGCGTGGCTAACTACACAGTCAGGTAGAAGCATAACACATGATGGGTTAAAGAAAAGGTTAGATGTCGAAAGAAAGCGAAAGCGGATTACTACGATTAAACGCCAGTATGCCAAACGGCTCGAAAAAGCGTTACGTCAAATCGAAATCCTCGAAAAAGAAAGACCAGGCTCCTACACCTACGAAGGAGATTGAGTCTATCCCAGCGCAAGTTACGCCAGCAGAGTATGACGTAGAGTATGCACAGAGTGTCGTATTTAAGCCTAACCCTGGACCACAGACACAATATCTAGCGTCATCTGAGCGTGAGGTACTATATGGTGGGGCAGCAGGAGGTGGGAAGAGCTACGCAACACTAGCTGATCCACTACGCAACTTAAACAATAAAGACTTTAGTGGACTACTTGTACGACACACAACAGAAGAACTTAGGGAACTCATACAGAAAAGCCAAGAGTTATACCCTAAAGCAATACCTAACATAAAGTGGTCTGAGCGTAAGTCACAATGGATTACACCAAAAGGCGGCACATTGTGGATGTCGTACTTGGACAGAGAGACAGACGTTATGCGCTACCAAGGACAGGCGTTTAACTATGTAGCCTTTGACGAGTTGACTCAGTGGAACACACCCTTTGCGTGGAACTACATGCGTTCAAGATTGCGTACTGCAAACAAAGACTTAGGCCTGTACATGAGGGCTACAACTAACCCAGGTGGCCCTGGTCACTCATGGGTAAAGAAGATGTTCATTGACCCAGCAAAGCCTAATACGCCATTTTGGGCAACGGACATAGAGACTAGTGAGGTTCTAAAGTTTCCAACAGGGCATAGCAGATCTGGAGAACCCCTGTTTAAGCGAAGGTTTATACCTGCTAGTCTCTTTGATAATCCTTACTTAGCTGAGAGTGGTGACTACGAAGCCATGCTTCTATCACTACCAGAGCACCAGAGAAAGCAGTTACTAGAAGGGAACTGGGATGTAAACGAAGGAGCAGCCTTTCCTGAGTTTAACAGACAGATACACGTAGTAGATCCATATGATATACCTAAAAGTTGGGCAAGGTTTAGGGCATGTGACTATGGATACGGAAGTTACACAGGAGTTGTTTGGTTGGCAGTGAGTCCAAGTGAGCAACTGATAGTATACAGAGAGTTATACTGTTCAAGAGTTACAGCAGTAGATTTAGCGGATATGATATTAGATGCAGAACGAGATGACAATATCAGATACGGTGTGTTGGATAGCTCCCTGTGGCATAAACGTGGAGACACTGGCCCTTCATTGGCTGAACAGATGAATCAGAAAGGCTTGCGTTGGAGGCCATCTGATAGATCAAAAGGTTCAAGGGTGGCAGGTAAAAACGAGCTACACCACCGTTTGCAAGTAGATGAGTTTACTGAGGAGCCAAGACTAGTGTTCTTCTCTTCTTGCAACAATATGATAGCACAGTTACCTGGAATACCTTTAGATAAAAAGAATCCAGAAGATGTGGATACAAATGCAGAAGACCACTTGTATGATGCTTTAAGGTATGGTATAATGACAAGACCACGTAGTTCTTTATGGGATTACAATCCTGTATCACACAGGACAGGCTTTCAAGCTGCAGACTCAACCTTTGGATACTGATAGTGAAAACATTTGTAGTAGTAATAAGTATGTGGGCTAATACTGTAGACGGTTGGATGTACACAGGTAATCAGTACGTAATGCAAGAACTGTTTACAATAGAACAATGCAATGAAATAGTTGCTAAAACTAATTGGCAAAAGTACGAAGAGAATGAATATTACGGATTACAGTTTGACTGTTTTGAAAAGGATGACCGCTAATGGCTACAACAGACAATGAACAAGGTGAACTATTTGAGACAGATGAAGTTTCCGTTATTCAAGAAGGTGATGAACTAGACGCACAAGGTGTCGTAGCATTTGTTACATCTAAGTTTAAACGTGCAGAAGATGCTAGATTTGCAGATGAGAATAGGTGGCTACGTGCCTACAGAAACTATCGTGGCCTATACAACTCAGACGTACAGTTCACTGAAACTGAGAAGTCTAGAGTATTTATAAAAGTTACTAAGACTAAAACTCTTGCTGCGTATGGGCAGATAGTAGATGTTTTATTTGGTAGCTCTCGTTTTCCCCTTACAGTTAATCCTACAACACTACCAGAGGGCGTAGCTGAGTCTATGCACATCAGTATCAATCCACAGACTGAGCAAGCACAAGATCAGTTAGAGGATGCCTTTGGTAAGAAACCCCCAATTACATTATTGTTTGACCCTGATAATAAACTTAAACCTGGCGAGACTATGTATGATCGTATGAATCGTATGGGTCCAATAGAGGATACGCTAGAGTACGCTTCAGATAAAATAATTGAAGGTCCAGGCACGACACAAGATACAGTTACGTTCCATCCAGCTATGATTGCAGCTAAGAAGATGGAAAAGAAAATACATGATCAGTTAGAAGAAAGTGGCGCTAATAAACAACTGCGCCACACTTCGTTTGAGATGGCGTTGTTCGGCACAGGGATTATGAAAGGTCCGTTTGCTATAGACAAAGAGTATCCTAACTGGAATGAAGACGGTGAGTATGATCCTACAGTTAAGACTGTACCATCCACAAGTCACGTAAGCATTTGGAACTTCTATCCTGACCCTGATGCATACAACATGGATGAGGTAGAGTATGTAGTAGAGCGTCACCGTATGACACGATCACAGATGCGAGGACTAAAGTCTAGACCTTTCTTTAGAGAAGAATCTATAAATGAGTCTATAGATCTAGGTGAGTCCTACGAAAAGAAATACTGGGAACAAGACATGGAAGACGATGCACAGTACAGCAACGCTCCATATCGTTATGAAGTTCTAGAGTTCTGGGGTTACGTTGACACAGATATACTAGAAGCTCACGGTGTAGTAATACCAAAAGACTTAAAAGATTCTGAGCAACTAAGTGTGAATGCTTGGGTGTGTAACGGTAAAGTACTACGTCTAGTCCTAAATCCATTTAAGCCATCACGTATACCTTACTACGCTGTGCCTTATGAGTTGAACCCTTACTCCTTCTTTGGTGTAGGTATAGCAGAAAATATGGATGACACACAGACCCTGATGAACGGTTTCATGCGTATGGCAATTGATAATGCTGCACTAAGTGGTAATCTTATTATTGAGGTAGATGAAACTAACTTAGTTCCAGGTCAAGACCTGAGTGTGTATCCTGGCAAGGTGTTCCGTAGACAAGGCGGTGCTCCAGGGCAAGGCATCTTTGGCACGAAGTTTCCTAACGTAGCCAGTGAGAACATGCAACTATTTGATAAAGCAAGGGTACTAGCAGATGAATCAACTGGCTTCCCATCTTTCGCACATGGTCAGACAGGCATACAGGGTGTGGGGCGTACTGCTAGTGGTATTTCCATGCTTATGTCTGCTGCCAACGGTAGCATACGGAATGTAGTAAAGAACGTAGATGACTATCTTGTTGCTCCATTAGGTAAAGCATTCTTTGCATTTAACATGCAGTTTGACTATGATGAGAGTATCAAAGGTGATCTAGAGATTAAAGCACAAGGCACAGAAAGTCTTATGGCTAACGAGGTACGCTCCCAGCGTCTCATGCAGTTTTTAGGTGTGGCATCTAATCCTATGCTACAGCCCTTCGTAAAGTCCGACTACATAATCCGTGAGATAGCTAAGAGTATGGATCTTGATCCAGACAAAGTAACTAACTCTCTTGGTGATGCAGCTATACAAGCTGAGATACTCAAGAAGTTTGCTACACCACCAGAGCCACCTGAAGGAGTAGCACCACCTGAAACTCCTGCACAAGAAGGTCAACAACCTGCTCCAACACCACCAGCAGGTACAGGAGTACAAGATACTACAGGTGCAGGTGGAGGAACTATAGGTACAGGCATAGCACCAGTTCCAGGTGAGCAAGGGTTTACAGGTACATGATAGTAAAGAAGCTAGTAAACGATAAGCCCCTTTGGGATGGGTTTGTTGATGTACTAAATCAAAAGATAGAGGTGTCACAGCGTAAACTAGAACAAGAGACAACCATAGAAGGTATGTATCGTGCTCAAGGTGAGATAGCTGCTCTACGAAGATTGACATTTTTAAGGGATGAAATAAATGGAAGAGACTAATACACCTATGTTTAAATCTGCACGTCCTATGGAAAGTCAGATGGATGAGATACTAAGTGAAACAAAAGATCCTGTTAGTGGTAATACAGCACCAGTAGGAGCTATGCCAGAAGAAGTACGTGACGATATACCTATCATGGCAAGTCCTAACGAGTTTATGATTGACGCTGCTAC